TCTTGATCAGGAATAAAACATAGTTGTGTATAAGGAGCAGCTAGTGAATATTCATTATCTTCATATTTAAATCTATAACTAAATCTTACAAATTTTTCCTCTATTAAATCAGGATCACCTGTAAAAGTATCGTTATAATTTGGGTTAGCTGAAATAGTAATATCATTTCCTATAGCATTAACCGTAACGTCTTCATTAAGTTTTATATTAATTTGTCCTAAGGCACCAGGGGTTATAGTGTTAATTTCTGTTATAACAACTTCATCACTTATTGTAATTCCCAACCCACTAGGACCATTCATTGTTGCGCTTGTTATATAATCTCCTACTCTCGGTGTTGGTTGAGGGGTTTGCTCCGCGTTTATATTATTGTAATTATAATTTATAGAAAGCACATTACCAATGGCAACAGCGCCGGCTACTCTACACGTCTGATCAAATCCTCTAGATAATTTTCTTTCTGTAGAGTTTGACATTGTAGTATTGCTAAAAGTAATATCTATATTAGCAGTACCGTTGTAAGCACCCGGTCTTTGAGTAGCGCTACCATCTTTAAAATTATTATAAATAACTACATGAGCACTTGGTTTTATATGTATTACATTCCAAAGCTCTTGACTACCTTGAGAAGGAAAACCACTTACTATATCACCTATTTGAATATTAGTTGTATCAGCCATTGTTAACTTGTATCCTTTTCTAGTAGAATCTTGAGCACCACCTGTTATACCTCGAATAGTTTGGCGTAATACTAAAGGTGTTTCATAAGGATAATATTTTGCTACAGATATTTGATCCTCATTAACATAATGTGTAGGATTAATTAAATCCAATGGGTTAGCTAATGTAACATTTATTTTTCTAGGTTGATTTCTATTATCTGTCCAGAATAATAAATCTTCTATCATGTTTATACCGAAGATTCTATAATCTTGATGAAAATTTAAAAAAGAACCTCTAACTAAAAGCGTTAAAGTATTAGAATTAACATTATACCTATGTATTGTATTGTTCCAACCAATATATATTCTATCTCCTTCACCAGTAAAACCTCCTCCAGCTAGTGTTATACTTTGACTAATTGTTATGTTTGTGTTTGTAATAGCTGTTATTATAGCATCTGTTTGTTGACCACCATCTCCTGAAGGTTGACCATTCCAATTATCTCCCCACAACGTCATCCCTACTTCAATACCTAAAATTTCTGGATTTAACAATACTCCTGCAGGACCTTTACTATATAAAGAAATAGTTGAAGCGCTCTGTAATGAAGCACCACCATAAACTACTATGTCTCTAGGACATGTACCAGATCCGGAATAACCAGCGCTCATTATGTATATATTACCCTCTACTGGATCTGTAAATTGACCTATAATTTTACCGGTATAATTTGTACCATTTTTTCCAGTATATAAATATTGCTGCTGCTCATTACCTAAAACATTCTCAAACTCTCCTACCTCTGCACCCTGTGATCTACTTATTTGTAGATTTTGAGCATCTCTGTATTCACCGTTTGGTATTATTCTACTGTCTAAATCTTTATTCATTTTAGACTTTAGAAAGGTATTAACTATTTGCGGCATGTTTTATCTTTTTATCCACTTAGCTTTTCCACGCATAACTTGTATTATTTCATCTAATTTAATATTAGATAATCTAATTTTAGCGTTTCTAAGTTTAGCACTTGTTTGTTTTTTTAATCTTTGAACTATGTATTCCGGTTGATTAATTCTACTAGCAATAATAGCATGAGAAATATAAGAATATAATGCGTCTTCAGCTAGCTTTGGAATTCTACTATCTAAATCATAAGCTAAACCATCTGATATATATTCTAGTATAATAATTTGATTAGCTAAGTTACTAGAAAAAGAAACTTTACCCTCTCTTTCATTCATATTAAACCAACCATTATATTGGGCATATTGTGGTGACATTCCATATTGTTCACCCCAACTCCAGTAATTACCATTACCCCAATTAAATCCAGCCCAAGCAAATCCATCGTTAAATAAAGACATATTATAGTCTTGACTTATTAAATTTGTATTAGCTTTACTCCATCTATCTTCTGTTATTGAAGTTCCTTCTAAATTTTCAGCATCCCAATCTTGAGTAGGAGTTCCTAAGCTGTCTTGAACAGGCATTTCATAAGGACTATTTGTTAAATTATTACTTGGGTATATTATTCTTTGTACACCTAAGCTATCTATACGAGATATTCTTACATAATTAACATAGTCTTGTGGTAATATAACACTTAAACTAGGAGGTATAGTTAATTCTTGAGATTTAATACTTTTTAAAGTATCATAACTAAATTCTTGTAACCCTCTTTTTGCGTGAAATATTATATCTGTTCTTTTTACGTCTGGTATTAATTTATCTTTTCCAACAAAACCAACTATAAAATTATTAATTACATCATTTAGTTTTACATAAGAATAACTACCATGATTTTCTTCTACAGCAACTCCATAAGCATCTCTATTTCCATACTCACCACCTGTTAAACTTTTTAATTGACATACTAAGTTTTTGTTTTGAGCTAATGCAACTCCTAAAGTTATAGTATTATCTTGTAAAGTATAAGCTGATACATATTCAGTATATGTTATTCCATCATTACTACTGTATAGTTTAAAATTATTTAATCCATACTCAGCTACATTAGGATCGTAACTTCCTAAAATTAAATCTGTATTAAAAGTAAATTTAAAAATAGATTGACCTGCTCCCGCAGTCACTAAAAATCCCTGCGCTCCAGCGTAATATTGTTGATTAGTTTCGGTTATTAAACCTCCATTTGGTTTTGCCATTTTTTATTAACTTTTTTCGTTTGCATCTTCAGTTGCTACGGCTTGAGAAGCTGCTTGTATAATTGTAGGATCTTGAATAATAACACCAGCATAAGCTAATACTCTCATTATTATTTCATTTTGCTCTGTTACATCTAAATCAAAATTAACAGAACTACCAGAAGCATATAAATAAGCTCCGGTTGTAGGGTCTGTAGTAAAACCCCATATAACATCTTTAGGTTTAGCTAAATATGAAAAAGTTATATCGCTTTGTATAGTTGTTGGATATACATATAAGAAATCAGTTTCATATAAGTATATAGGAAATTTTTCTGTAGGTTGAGTCAACGGGGAAAGTAATAATTGTGTGATCTCGTTTCTTTGGGAATATTGACCTAATTCAATATTTTTATAAAATACAGAACCTAATCTATATAATACATCACCAACTACGGGTGCTATTTTAAAATGAGGTCCTACGTATGTTGATGTTCCAGTCTTTTGAAAAAACTGTAGTTTTTGTTGTATGTTTTTTACACGATCTGCATATTCAGTATCGTTATCTGGTAATCGATATTGTTGATTTAAATCACTAGCATAACCTTCAAACATTGTTAATTGTACTTGAGTAGCCGTTTTGTTAAACTCATCTGGCGTCATATAACCTCTTTGCTGTTGGTTAAGAATCAATAACACTGTTTGATATACTGCGTTTACGTTTACCATTATATTTTTATTTTAATAAAGAGGCAGACGAATCCGCCTCTTATTATAATTATTTTAGTCTTTTTTCTATTGACTTAAATACTTCTACACCTTCATCTGTTTTAAACCATGCAGCTAATGCTGAGTATGGGTTTTCATCAAATGGAACTGTCATTAACTTTCTATTATTACTTGCCCAATGAATTGATCTTTGATCTTGTGACAAAGTAATTATATCTTGTTCTATTGCATTAATTGCAAAGTTTCTCAACTGTACGTTTTCATCTGCAGCTAATGATAAAAATAATTTAGGATTTGTTTTAGCAAGTATTATTAAATCTCTTCTTAATTCTTTAGAAGATAATTTGTTTACTTTTGATCCATATTCTACTCTTACAATAGCTTCAGCCATATCCACATCCATATTTCTAGCAACATTTAAAGCTTCTATTTCCCATTCCATTTTCTCTAGCTCATCTTCAGCTATCATATGTGGAACATGCTCAAAGTACTTATTTTTAAGCATTGGGTGATACACAGAAAGTAATTTTTGCAAAGCTATATTTTCTTTAGGAACATTTAAAGTACCGTCTCTAAAAGTAATATGACCAAGAGTTACTTCTCCTTTTTGTTCATCAACAAATGGTGAACTCATATTTGTAGCATATCTTAATTCTCTTTGCGTATTTTTATCTGTGTCAAACCACAATAATGCGTGTCTTCTTGTATGTTTGCTTGGTATAGTATATGTTAAAGGTTCTTTGTTTCCTTTAAGTATATAAGTCCTATCTTTTATTTCCCAGCTATCTTTTTTAACTGGTTTTATTTTAGCAGGTTGAGGAGCTACTGCCACCTCTTCTACTACTTCTTTTGTTTTGTTTTTTGTCATGATATAATAAAATTAAATAGTTAAAGGTATTGGGCGCCGAAGCGCCCTTACCTATATAAAAATTACACTCCTTTGAATAATACAAAGTTATTAGCAGCTTGAGTTACTAAACATCTTTCTGATAAGAAGTTAACTTCCATAGCATCAAGATCTGAAGTAAATGCTCCACCTGCAGAACCTGTTAACCAAGATTTCATTCTTCTATCATCACTTTGTGAAGCTCTATATCTTACGTGTAAGAAAGGTCTTCTGATGTTAGTTCCTAAAATTTGATCATAAACAGTAGTAGTACCAGCAGGAACTAAAACTCCTTCAATAGAGTTTGGTCCAGTCATAGCACCACGCGTAGAAGCGTCGTTTAAGTATTTCCAGTCTGTTTTATAGAAATCATAAGAACCTCTTCTAAAACCACTAAAACCTAAGTTTAAAGCCATTTCTTCTGAGTTTTCAAATAATCCAAAAGCAGTACCACCTGCAGATCCAGCTGATATAGCAGCAAGCATATCGTCAAAATCTAAAGCAGTTTGTCTATCCAAGAAAAGCATGTTTTCTTCAATAGCTCCTTGAGTATCTAAGTTTCTTAAAATACCGTCAAAGTCACTGATACCAGTAGCAGCAGCAAATCCAACTTGTACATTACCTCTAGCTTCGATAGCAGCAAAAAGACCTTGAGTACCTTTTACTTTATCACCAGCAGCAATTGCACCACCTGTATTTAATTCACCTTCAACACACATCATTTCAAGGTAATCCTCAAATCTAAGTCTTGTTTCAGACTCAGCTTTTAGATACCATAAGTATCCACCAGTTCCATCTTCTGTAGCAACTTCTACCCAACCGATTTGAGCCATATCAGAACCATTTACAACGTACTTGTTTCTAATGATGATCGGGTTGTTTTGATATTGAGTAAATTGTGGATCAACACTAATATACTCATTACCTGTAGCAGCACCAGCTCCAGAATAATTTGGAGTAGTAGAACCTTTGAAATATTCAGAACCGTAAACAAATACTTTTACAGAACCTACTAAACCAGCTCCTGCTAAGTTAGCAGCTGTATAAGGTTGTACAGTAATTGTTCCAGCGGCACCTGGAGTAGAAGCACTTACAAAACATTTCGCTTCAGCTCCAAAGTCGTCCATAACGACAACCGTAGATCTTGGGGAAATAACATTGTAGACACCTGCAACAGCACCTGGGTTTAAAGTAATAACACCTGTAGCGCTAACAAAAGTAGCGTTATCATATGCTATGTGTAATCTATTTTGTTCAGACCAGATTACTTGGTCACTTGTCATAGGAAGTTCTGCACCAACCATTCTTAAGAATCCAGATAAGGTTCTATTACCATATCTTTCAACTTCAGCTTCATAGATTTCAGGCAAATACTGTTGTGCGAAATCCGCAAAATCAGCAGCTGCTTTGTCTGTCCACTGTAAATAGTTAGATTGTAAGACTTCCTGCGTTTGACTTGGTACAATAGTACCAAATTGTGGGGTTAAAGCCATTTTTCTAAATTTTAATTATTAAATGTTCGTTTTTTGATTTTCAATTTTGATGAATCCGCTCCACTTACAGCTTTTACCTTAAACCCTTTTACAAATACGTCCCCACCGGCAACCTGCCTCGGCGCTTCTGCAGTCGGATTCTTTGATTGTTTGACTAAGTTTTTAACTCCGTCAGCTTTACCTTGCTCATAAAAATGAGAAGCTAGCTTATCAGTATTCATCGCAGCATATAAAGCTTTATGATAACCCGCCATGTCACCAATATTTCCTTTTTCGTCTAAAAATTTATTAACAAAATTTTCAATATTAGATTGAGTCTGAGCAACCTTATTAGGATCTTGAACTTTGTATCTAAATTTTTTATCTCCTACTGTGTAATCAAAACCTTTGAATTCAGTAGCAAATAATTCACTAGTACCTTTTTTAAAGTTATCCTGTGTTTGCTTTATAGTTTCTTGCTGTTTATTATAACGATTAAAAAAGTCTAATGCTTTTTGTTGATCCTGTGTAACACCTGGTCTTTGCTTTATTTCAGCATAGTATTTAGATTTTTTATTTTCTAAATCTTTTTTAGCATTAGCCACAGCTTCTTTATAAGCCAGCTTTTTTCTTCGTATATCTTTTTTCTCATCTAAATCTTCATCAAAATTATAATCTTCCATTATAAGATCAACATCTTCTGAATCAAGATGAGGTTTTGTTTTTCTTAAATATTCTCTTAATAATTGATCATTATCTAGTTTAGAATAATCTTTATTAAGTTCAACATAATCCTCAACAGTACCACCTGTTTCATTCATAAATGTAACTAATTTTTCTACATTTTCTGGTAACTTAGGTGTTTCTAATAATTGAGGTTTTTCTTTTATTTCTTCTTGTGGTTCAACTGAGTCTGTAATTTCTTCAATTACTTCGATCGGAGAATCTTGCTTATCATCTGTATTGCTGACCCGTATTTCCGCGTCCACTTTTTTGCTATCTCCGGGTGATTCGCCCATAGAAACGCTCTCTGTTTTTTGCTCTTGAACGGCATCTTCTTGTTTTTTAGTTAAATCCATTTTAGGTACTTCTTGAGTAACCTGTGTTTGTTTTTTTCCTAAATCAATTTTAGCTATTTCTTTATCAGCTATTTCTAATTGTTTTGGTTTTTTACTTTTAGGTTTAATTTTTCCTTTTAAAGAAAAATCCCCTTCTTGTTTCACTGCTTCTTCAGCCATAATATAATATAATTAAATAGTTAATACTAAATAGTAGGTTGCTCGTTTTGAGCTTCAAAATCTATTGGTAATAAATCGTTTTGTCTTTGATCTATCATTTTACTTTGTTGTGAACCCGCTATCCTTGTTCTTTTGTCTTTACGATCTTCAATGTCTTTTTCTCGTGTTTGCTCACGTTGCATTTTCATTTGTTCTAATTGTAATTGATACCTAAACTCTTCAGCCATCAATTGTCTTTTTATCTCTGCCTCTGTTTGCATACGTTGTATTTCAAACTGAGACTTAGCTTGTTCCAGATTTACTTTTTCAGTAGTTAAAGCTTGCTGCTTTTGAACTTCTGTCTCAGCTGATACTTGTGCTGCTTGACTATTAGCGCTAGCTTGTTGTTGAGCCATTTCAGCTTGCATCTGTCTTTCTCTAGCTAATTTACGTTTACGCTTCATTTTTAGCATTTGATTTGCTAATTTTAAATTACGTATTTGTCTTATTTCAATAGCGTCTTCTAAATCTATACCACCACTTGATAAAGCTACAGATATGTTTTGTTCTAATGTAGCTTTTTCTTCTTCATCAGGTTCTAAATCTAAAAATATACCAAAATCATGAAGATTAAGATTATCTATTTCTTTTAATGTAGCTGAATTAAATGAAGTAATACTGTTTTTTAAAGACTCTGCCGTTAATGGGTAATCTAACATATCACTTATTTTCTTAGAAATATTTTCACATATTCTAAGAGTTAAAAACAAACTAGCATTGTTAATATGTTTTGTAGCAATGTTAGAAGCTTGTGCAGCCATTTTTTGTAAACCTACTAAAGTATCTCTATCTGGAGTACTACCATCTCTTGCTTCGTTTAATCCAGTCACATCTCTTATCATTTGTAAATAATAATTATATGTACTAATTAAACTTTGAATTTTAGCCTGCCCACTTCCAGTAGCAAGTTCTTGAACAGGAATTTTTCCTCTATTTAATTCACCATCTTGTGTTAGTGATCTACCAACTACAGATCCAGTTTGAAAATACATGTTTAATGCTTCGGCTGGATTATAATTTGTTCCATTACCAAGATCAACTTCTGCTAAACCATCCATATCTAAAAACACACCATCTGGTACCATTCTAGCTATAACTTGTTGAAGTTTTAAATGAGTAATTTGAATCATATCTGCAAAACCTGTAATTCTATTTACTGTAGAATCTATACGACCTTTATACATTCTAGGAGCACATATCGCATAATTCATTTCTACTTTAGTAGTATCAGCCATAGGTCTTGTCATGTTAGGACATAATTCCCATCTTAAAAGTATGTTTGTTCCTAAAACTTTTACACCTCTATATAAAGTTTCTATAGTTCTACCAACTCTTTCAAAGTTATCATTTTCTGGCGGATTAAAAGTATCTGGTTTTTCAATAGCTTTTAATAAACCACTAGGAGTTTCTTTAATTTTAAAAACTTGATCACTATAAGTTTTATATTCAAAATACAATAAAGGAACAGCGCTTTCATCCCATGGACCATTACCGTAACCATACATGTAACTTCTATTACCTTGATACTCTTGAATTTTTTCTAATTCATTATCAGGTAAGTCTGGAAATTGTTTAGCTATTTCTGGTAAAGTAACAGCTTTAAATTCACCAGCGTAATATATGTCTTCAAAATTTGGATCTTCTGTATAAGAGTAAACTAAATAAGCTGGGTCAACATAATCTATAGTTACACCATTTGATACATTAAAATCAGTTTTTACAGCTCCAATACCACAAGTAACTAAATCATAATTTATTCTTCTTCTAATTAAATCCCATCTATTTAAATCTAAAACTTGATTTATAACTTCTTCTTCTGCAATTTCAATACTTTGCTTATAAGTTAATTGCATGTGTAATTCTAATTCCTCAGGGGTTTGAGGCATTTGATCTTCTGCTATCTCGGTATTAAATAAATTTTCACCTAATTGAGTATTTATTTTTTCCATTGTTTCTCTAGCAAAAACATCTTGTGCTAACATTTCAGCATAATTAGTTCTCTTTGTCAAAGAACTAGGATCTTGTGCAAAAGCATTTATATCATAATCTTTATTAGAAATACCATTAGCAAGTATATCTACAAATTTAGAAATAATAGGAACTGGTTTCCAGTCTAAATTAAGATATGATAAATCACCATTGATAGATAATTCATCTTTATATTTTTGAGTAGGTTGTTCACCTCTTGAATATAATCTAAGTCTATTATAATTATTTGAAGTAGTTAAATATCTATTACCGTTAGTTCTGCCTTGATTAAACCACTCTTGCTCTATAGCTTGAGCCACTTGCTCGCCGTATTCCCAGCTTGCTTTTTCCGCGTCACTAACCACTTGGCTAGGGAAAATACTACTACCGTTAGTATATATACTTTTCATTTAATCTATAATTTTTGATAATTGACCCTTGTTATCATATTTTTTTATTCCTAAGTCATAGGTTTGTCTAATCATTTGAGGTACAGGTCTATATTTATTTTTATTGCAAGCCATTAAAGCTAGGCCTGAACTAATAGAAGCATCATGTGTTGTTCTATTATTTATATCAAATTTTGCCCAGTCTTCTAAAGTTCTTTGAAAATAAGTATCACCATAACTACCGTCATTTCTTAAACCCACATACGTTTCAATATAACTTTCTATTGCAGCTGCATGAGCTTGTTTAATATCTTCACTTGAATTTGGTATACCACCTATTTCTCTTTCTGTTACAGATAATTTATTATATATTTTATCTGGTCTATTCATACTAAAACCTCTATATCCTCTTCTTTTAAAATGATATAATAATCTAGGTTTATTATTTTCACATAGTATTGGCATTCCGTAAAATATACAAGCCATCAATACATCTTCAAAAAATATTTCAGCTGTTTGTGGTCTAGCTATATATTCTAAAAAGAAATGATTTGGCGGAACATCTTCCATGCTAAATTTAGTTAATCCGTGTAAAGCTCCTTTAGAACCTCTTTTATCTACAGTTCCAGATATATCATAACTATCACAGCCAAAAGCTCCTAAAGTTTCATTACCAGGAGACTTTTTACCTAATTTACTTATTACATTGTTTTGTAATCTTTTAGGTGGAACCCAAGATATAAAAAATCTTCCATTGTTTTGTGGTGTAAAAATAACTTGAGTATCTTTTATACCATTTAACCATTGAAAATTTCCTTGAGTAATAACATTAGTATTTTTTAAATCAGAGTTCCAATCTATTTGCTCATAAATTTTAGTTAAATTAAACAATGAAGATTTTGCCTCATCTCTGAAAGCGTGTTCTTCAGTTCTTGGGAACTGTCTGTAGAATTCATTTAACGCATCTTGATCATCTTTTAATCCATCTACTTCGTTTTGCCAGTAATTAATTACACCTAATGTTATTGGTAATCCTAATGGTCCTTTAATGAGGTCTTTCGGAGTGTCGAAGACAGGTAATCCATAAGAATCAATGTATCCTTCGTAGTTCCATTCCATAGGAATGAACAGAGAATAGAGTCCCGAACGAGTCTGTCCGTTGGCATTTCTTTTTGTAACATCTGAATTATAATATAATTTTTTAAAATTACTACCTCCTTTATCTAAAGCATTACACGTAGATCCCATCATACATTTACCAATAATCCTAGAACCTAATCTTAAAGTGGTTTTTGTAACTCGCCAGTTATTTAAAATATTGTTTGGTTTTTCCCACTTACCAGATTCATCGTGTACTAATAGTTTTAGTTTTTCACCATCATAACTATTATCACCTGTATTTTTCCAATCAATAGTTGTATCTAATCCTTGTAGATCAGGTAGAGTTTCATT